TAGCACCAGCATTGGAAAATCGAAGAATGCACTTGATGCAAGTACACCAGCGACAACTGTGACGCTTCCAGTTCGTATCATCGACTTTGTTGATGGCCCGGATAGCAAGGCTCCTGTTGGAACCACCGCTAGTGATACTTATCCTGATGTCGTGTGCGTCTTCAATTGGCCGTCTAGTGTGACGGTTTCTCCGCATCAATATCGACGAGCCACTGGGCAATAGGAGAAACTAACTAATGGCTATATCACGCGCACAACTTCTCAAGGAACTGCTTCCTGGGCTTAACGCGCTCTTCGGGATGGAGTATGCTCGCTACGACGATGAGCATTCTGAAATCTACGAGTCGGAAAGTTCTAGCAGATCATTTGAAGAAGAAGTGAAGCTTTCGGGCTTCGATGCCGCCCCCGTGAAAGACGAGGGATCGGCAATTTCGTATGACGCCGCACAGGAGAGCTTTACGGCTCGCTACAATCATGAGACAATCGCCATGGGCTTTGCCATTACGGAAGAAGCCATGGAAGATAATCTCTATGACTCCCTGTCGGCCCGTTATACCAAGGCTTTGGCTCGCGCCATGGCCCACACCAAGCAGGTGAAGGCTGTTGTTCCATTGAACAACGGATTTACCAACGCTTATCAGAGCGGCGACGGTGTAAACCTTTTCACGGCATCAGGTGATGGCGTAACTGGTGGTGACGGTCACCCACTCGTTTCGGGTGGTAAGAACTCAAACCGCCCAGCCACCGCCGTTGACCTCAACGAGACTTCTCTTGAGGCCGCCGTTATTCAGATTGGCAAATGGACAGATGAGCGTGGTCTAATGATCGCCGCTCGTCCCCAGACGCTTGTTATCCCGCCAGACTTGCAGTTTGTCGCGGCACGGGTGATGCAATCTGAGCTTCGCCCAGGAACTGCGGACAATGACATCAACGCTGTGCGTTCGATGGGTGTTGTTCCGGGTGGAACAGTAGTGAATCACTATCTGACTGATACGGATGCGTGGTTCCTGCTTACCGACGTTCCGAACGGACTGAAGCACTTTAATCGTGTTGCACTTGAGACGAGCATGGACGGTGACTTTGACACCGGAAACGTGCGTTACAAGGCTCGCGAGCGGTACAGCTTTGGTGTCTCAGATCCATTAGGGATCTGGGGTTCACCCGGAGCGTAGTGAATAAGGGGTGGGGACGGTTCTATGTTTGGACTGTTCCCACCCTTTCTTTTTTTCCTGACTATCAAGCGATTGGTAGACACTAGCCACGACAGGAGAAAGTAATGGCTAACACAACTTTTTCAGGACCAGTCAGATCCGAAGACGGATTTGACGTAGTATCGAAAAACTCATCGACTGGCGCAGTCACAACTGAATTCAGTTTAGATGGATCAGGGTTGCAGGTTACCCCTGTTACATTGGGTGACGAAGACACTACACTGACCGCTACCGCTAATGGTGGCAGGATCAATGTTGTTCCGGCGATTACCGGAAATCGGACACTTACCTTACCGTCGCCTACGGCGGGGGTGTGGTTCAAGTTTATTTATGGCGGCGCGGCAGAAGAGGCGGAGAATCTGATCATTGATACAGGCTCCGACACCAATTATTACATTGGCGGCGTTGTACACATACAATCCGATGCGGATAGCGCGTCTGTTTATTCTGATGGTAACTCAAACTCCACGTTAACCCTTACAGATTTTGGTATCTTTGAAATCAATGTTCTGGCCAAGGATTCGACAAATTGGATTATTTGGGGCTACCAGGAAGGCGCAGATGCTCCTGCATTTGCCGATCAGTAAGAGATGATTAGTTAAACTGAGATAGGCCACCCATCTAAGGGTGGGTGGTCATATCTCCTATTGCGAGCGGGGCTAGGAGTCCTGTCCTCGCGGGGAGAATGAGATGGCTGACGCAGTAACGTCCCAAACGATCCAAGACGGTGACCGAATCGCCGTTATGAAGTTTACCAACATCTCCGATGGTACAGGCGAAAGTGCCGTGACCAAGGTAGATGTTTCAGCCCTCCAAGCCGAATCCGGCACCGGAAAAGCCTGCGCTGGAGCTACGATCCAACAAATGTGGTATGACTGTTCCGGTATGACTGTAGATATTCTGTGGGATGCTAGTAGTGATGCGATCTGCTGGACTCTCAGTGGCTACGGTTTCTATGATTTCCGCCAGGCTGGACCTCTTACAAATAATGCGTCTAGTCCAACCGGAGATATCAACTTTACTACCACGGGCCACTCAAGCGGGGACCGATACACCGTTATGCTGGCTCTGAGGAAGAGCTACTAATGGCAGAAAAAAAAGAAAGTAGTGTTCCTGAATACAACAAGGTCGCTAAAAAGAAAGCAGAAGCTGATCACAACTGGGGATACTATAGTAGGCTTGCAGAAAATTATCCCGGCTATGAGGAAGAGGTCGGGCATACAAGCCATATCGCCTTGGAGTATCCGAACTGGAGGGCCTTCTAATGCCATTCAAAAGTGAGAAGCAGAGAAAGTGGATGTATGCTAACGAGCCTGAAATAGCCAAAAGATGGAAAGGGCATGCAGGCGGGGGCCTGCTCAAAAAGGCTATTGCAAATAGTATGAATTTGCAGGATTACTCTCGTATGAGAAGCGGGGGTTTGATTAGTACTGTCAAAAAAGTTAAAGGTGTCGCAGACTCTAATACTGCATTATGCAATAAATTTGTGGATAACTAATGGCTACTTCAGGAACTGCGACATTCAACCTTGATATTTCAGAGGTCATTGAAGAGGCGTTTGAACGGTGTGGCCTTCAGTCTAAAACAGGCTATGACATCGAAACGGCTCGTCGTTCTCTGAATTTAATGAGCCTTGAGTGGGCAAATCGCGGACTCAACTTCTGGTGCGTAGAACAGGGAACTGCCAGCACAGTTGCCAGCACTTCTACAGTCACGCTACCAGCAGACACTATTGATATTATCGAACACTGGATTCGGGATGGAACAGGTACATCACAAAATGACCTGCCTCTTTCTAGGTTTAGCGTATCCCAGTATTCCACAATACCGAATAAGCTTACGGAAGGGCGTCCTGTAAACATCTATATTGATAAGCAGGCTGCGGCTCCAGTTGCATATCTTTGGCCTACACCGGATAAGGTGTACACATTTGTTTACCAGCAGATCAGGCGTATTGAGGACACAGGGTCGGTGGGGTCTACCAACCCTGATGTACCTGCTCGCTTTTTGCCTGCATTGGTTTCGGGGCTTGCATTCAGGATCTCACAGAAATACCCGGAGTCTTTTCCTCGTTCAGCGGAATTAAAGGCTGAATACGAATATCAGTGGCAGTTGGCAGAGCAAGAAGATCGGGATAGGGCGTCTGTTCATTTTGTGCCTGGGGGATACTCCTGATGGCCCATCATGCTAATGGTAAGTATGCCTTTGGTTTTTGTGATCGGACGGGATTCAGGTATAAGCTGAAGAATCTTGTGCCGCAGGTTAAGGCTGGCCGCATGACAGGGCTTATGGTTGGCAAGGATATGCTAGACGAAGACCAACCACAAAACTTTTTAGGCAGACTAGGATCTTACGCCGACCCAGAGTCTCTGTTAAATGCTAGGCCGGACATTGCACAAATCACCAGCAGAAGGCTTTTTGCATTTGACCCCGTAGGAAACGGGGGCGCGGGTGGTGCTGGAAACCTTGTGGCTCACGGCCAAGTAGGAACTGTGAAGGTGACTACATGACTTACGCCGAACTAACTGCGGCCATAAAGGACTACGCTAACAACACTGAGACAAACTTCGTTGCCGCAATACCGACATTTGTAAAACAAGCTGAACAGCGCATTTACCGATCTGTTAATTTACCTGTAAATCGTAAGAATGTGGCAGGTACATTAACGGATGGGAATCAGTATTTAACCATGCCTACTGACTTCTTGCTTCCGTTGTCTCTGTCAATTACAAGCTCTAGCAACCAAATATTTTTATTAAATAAAGATTCAAACTTTATCAGATCGACGTATCCAAACGCATCTACCAAGGGTACGCCCAAATACTATGCGACCTTTGCTAGTGATTCGTTCATTATCGGGCCTACGCCTGATGCGAACTATGTGACTGAGCTTCACTACTACTATCAGCCAGCTTCTATTGTTGATACGAGTCCTTCGTGGCTTGGCACCAACGCAGATACTGTCCTGTTATATGGCTCTCTTGTAGAGGCGTATACTTATATGAAGGGCGATGCGGACATGATGCAGTTGTACCAGCAGAGGTATCAGGAAGCCTTGGATTTATTGAAACTGCAAGC